GTACGTGGTGTGTTGTATTGGGTAGAGCAAAACTTTATTCAGCAAGAGAGTCAGCACATCGCAGTAGGTTCAGTTATAGCACAATGGTAGTGCATCTCCCTGTTAAGGAGACGGCTGAGGGTTCAACTCCTTCTAACGTTTAAAAAGCAAAGACTGACTCGGTTATGTGTGAAAAGCATCTAATACTCAAAGCGAAAGTTAATTGAGTTTAGTGAAGCTCGCAAGGTGACACTAATTTGTAAATGGGGGTTCGTAACTGGTTAGCGCCGGTGAATGGTTCGCAAGATCAACGGAATGGATTTTACAGAGTAGCACATAATGACAAGCCCACTGCCTGGCTTTAAAAACGGCGATGCTGTAAGCAGACTAGGAGATCCGTAAGGACCTTAGTGGATGTCTAGAGAAGCTGTGCTCGCAAGGTGCAGTATAATGCTAGAGGTGCTTATGGCTTAAGGTGTAATCTCAACCTTAGGCACTATTCTAAAACACATTGGTCTACCGCCACCGAGAGGTAGTTAAAGACAATGACAAGCAACAGCCAGTGTGTTTCAGAATAATTTTGCCTGGTTAGCTCAGGGGTAGAGCAACGCCTTTACACGGCGAAGGTCCGCGGTTCGAAACCGTGACCAGGTACCAAAAAAAATGCCCCTATAGTTTAATGGTAAAACGGCGGATTTATATCCCGTAAGCAACAGATAATTGGTTCATGTGGGTTCGACTCCCGCTGGGGGTACCATTGTGTTTTTCATCGAAGTGTGGCAGAGTCCGGTTTATTGCACCTGTCTTGAAAACAGACGATCCGAAAGGGTCCGTGAGTTCGAATCTCACCGCTTCGGCCAGTTTATAGTGAGTTGGATGAGAGGCTTAAATCAGCAGTTTGCTAAACTGTCGTTCTGAGAAATCAGGACCGAGGGTTCGAATCCCTCACTCACTGCCAGTAACAAACGATATATAATAACCAACAAAGGAAATTTATGAAACCTAATTCTAATTACAGAATGAGTAAAACTTTAAAAGCTAGTCTAGCACTAGGAAAATTTACAGATGAGCATCAAAGAGGTGCTTGGAAACGTGCCTGTATCGATGCTGAACTATGCGCTGCTGTACAACCAAAGCGTGAAAAGAGGCCAGCAGGCCCAGGTGGATATGCGAAAAATCCAACTGGCACAGCATCAACTAGAGATTAACAGTTGGGGGATTGGTATAGCCGGGAACACAGTAGCTTTGCAAGCTTCAGTCGGGAGTTCGATCCTCCCATCCTCCACCAAACAAAAGGAAAATATTAATGGTTGCTAGAAACGATATTACAGGTGATGCTATCCAAACTAGGAGTGCGTCGAAAGCATATCAAGACAACTATGATTTAATTTGGGGTAAGAAAAAGATGAGTCCATCTACAGAACAAATGAAGCAAGGAACCTGCGGGTGTGGTCGTAGTCCAACTGGTGATTGCATTGGTTGGCACGGATTATCCGAGGACGAATTCCAGAAACGCCTAGCAGAGTATCAGCTGGCTAATAAGTAATACAATGCCGGTTTAGCTCAGTGGTAGAGCAACCGCCTTGTAAGCGGTAGGTCGTCAGTTCAATCCCGACAACCGGCACCAAACATAAAAAAGGCAAATATGAAAGCATCAACTTTAAGTCGTGGTCCTGCAATTGACATGGATAAATGTGTCGAACAAGCTGGAGGCAATCGATTTGATTTGGTTTTAATTGCCACCGCCCGAGCTCGTGAATTGTCTCGACGACACAAGAGTGATGAATTGACCACTCAGATCAATTCACCAGTAAGTTCGTTACTCGATATTCAAGAAGGTCGAGTAGGTCGAGAGTATTTAAAGAAAGTATAAAGTATATTATCTGATAGACAAATATATGTCAGCCAACTACGATTTTAATACTAAAAATTCAGCGGGACAAAGTCTCATACACCTAATTAATTTATATTTAGGTAATGAAGTTGTTGGGGCCGAAATAGGTGTTGGGCGAGCAGAAAATTTCTGTACGTTTCTTCAACAGTGTCCTAACATCAAAACAATGTATGGCGTAGATCCTTACACACCGTACAATGATTGTTTAAATTATCCATATACAGGCATACCTGTTTATAGTTATGATGTAAAAGAAGTCGAAGCTAACAAGCTCATCGCCTATCATAATATAAAGTTTTCTGGTTTTAAAGACAAGGTTATATTTTTAGAAGAAACCAGCGAAGAAGCTATAAAGAAAATAGATGATAATTCATTAGATTTCATATTTTTAGATACCTTCGCCGATCATAAATCAGTAATGTATGATATAGATAAATGGTATCATAAAGTTAAGCCCGGTGGAATTTTTTCCGGTCACGACTGGCAATCATTATTAATTCAAAAAGAAATTAATAATTTTAGAGTTGATAACAAAATTAATAATCCATTAAGCACATTTGATTTTATTTGGGCATGGATTAAATAGATTTTATTCCCCAGTAGCACAGCGGTAGTTGCACTTGACTGTTAATCAAGGTGTCCGTGGTTCGATCCCACGCTGGGGAGCCAAGTTTTGCTAGTTTATTAAAACTAGCCGGAGAAGTAAAGGGTAGATGAGGATAGACACACATTGGCTTCATGCCAATGAACTTAACTCTGGCAAACGTCTTGAAAACGTTCGTGCTTGTGTGACCCAGTCTAAACTATTCGACCTTGTGATTTGACAACTGGAAATATATAAGTCTCTGTGCCTTGTGCCTTGTGACTTGTTTAGAGAAACTTTTAGATTCTCGTTTTGCATATTGTCCGGTCTATTACTTGACCCTTTATGATCCGTCATTATTTTGGTAAGATAGACATTGTGTCTATCCTGCATTGTTGTTATAATTGTACATGAAAGAGAGACACTGATGAATATTACACTAAGAAAAGCAAACGCACTTCAAACAGCAATCAACGATGTTATCAAAGGCATCGAGTTTGAAACCACAGCAAAGATCAACGAGTTCCAGGATGCTGAAACTGTGATCGCAGAAGCAGAAAGGACTTTTGCCACAAACATGATCAAGCGAGATGGCCTGTATCATGCGCTTTACGAGATTCGTAAGGCCGTAAGCAGAGCCAACGATGCTGCAGGTATTAGTCAAAGATTGGCAGATGTAGCACACCTTGAAAAGCAAATTACGTTTTTCAGCGGTTTGGGAGCTAAACCCGTTCGTGATGATGCAAAAATCATCGCCGGTAAGTTGGATAAGATCCGCAACCGTAAGGAAGAAAGTCGTGCCAGTATCTACGGTTACAATGATGATGTTACTACATCGATCTTAGACAAAGACGAAGTCGAGGGTTTCAAGAAACTTACTACAGTTTCAAAGAAAAACAAACAGAAAATTCAAGACGAGATTCTTGAGTTGAATGTTAAAACAGAAATCACAATCAGTGATAAAGCTGTAGCAATCCTTCAAGCAGAAAGTTTGATCTAACAGACCCCGTGGCTAACCGACGTTATGAGGTTAGGGTAATTGCCAAATCCATAAGAGCACGGTGCATTGGATCTACCGCAAGGTTCTCTTTAGGAACGACTTGAGAAATCACAAAGGCAGGGACGTTTCCCGTCTATATGGAAAAGAACGTGGACAGAGTAACCGCTCAGTCTAGGGCTCCTGTGGTGGGAGTAGCTAGACACTTTATAAATGCTCTTTGAAGTTTAACTACACTTGAGAACACTAGTAGGTACTAAGTCGACTAACTACTGAATGTGCAAGGAAGATACGGAGTTAAACAGTTTCGTTCGATTCGAACAGAGAGCACCTATAAAGTCTATCGCGGGATGGAGAAGCGGCATCTCAGGAGTCTCATAAGCTCCAGTCCCTGGTTCGATTCCAGGTCCCGCAACCAATTATAAGAGAGAATATGCGTAAAGAAGATGATCAAGAAGCAGTAGATAAAGCAGTAGCAGAATTTTTAGCCAACGGTGGAAAAATTACTCAATGCGAATACGGTAAGAGTGGTAGAGTAGAAGGTGAAAGTTACTCTATGTGGTCCAAGAAGAAACCTTCAACATCTCCTTTAGCAAGTCCCCCGGACGAAGATGAATAACAGTTAAATGAATTTCACCCTGACATATGGTGTATAATAGGATAAGTAGTATGTCATTTTTTATGCGGGGTTCGTATAGTGGTAATACCTCAGCCTTCCAAGCTGATGCGGAGAGTTCGATTCTCTTACCCCGCTCCAAACAACACGGCCCTTGGATGAATTATAGATTCTGCCAAGGGTTTTTCTTTTTATCTCGGTGTAGCGCAGTCTGGTTAGCGCATCTGCTTTGGGAGCAGAGGGTCGTAGGTTCGAATCCTACTACCGAGACCAAGTTTTACCCCGTTCGTTCAATGGATAGGACAGGAGTCTTCTAAACTCTAAATAGAGGTTCGATTCCTCTACGGGGTACCAAGTTATTGATAGCAGTTCGAGATCTATAAACGACCGCAAGGATTGTTCTAAGGACGGAATCTAAGGAACAAGAATATCGTAGATATTTTGTCGTTGCAAGACTGTATAGGGTGCTTTACAGGCATGCCTATTGAGCAACAATAGATCCCATGTTAGGCTAGACCATAGGAGCAGATTCTGTAAAGATCTGGGTGGCCAAGAGATTCGTTGAATTAACCAAAACTCTTGAACTGCTATCAATATTCAATATATCTAATTGACACAGACATAAATCGAGTATATAATAGCAGTATGTATAAAGTAGAATGGAATGACACAGCGGGTAGAGGTTGTGTGGAAGCAGTAAAAGATCTATCGGAAGCAATGGCTTTCGCAAAAGAATTGGGCATACTTGTTACCATAAACGGTAACGGTATGGAAATAGTTGGCATCTTTGGTACTGATGAAATTAAAGATGGTAAGCTCCCAGATGGTGGTGCTTACACTTGGATGAAAAGACGAAACTCATAGAGGAACAATAATGCCTACACGTAAAAGAGAAGTCATCGTCGTGAATAAGTGCCAATGCCGAAAGTGCAGTGACATTATTGAAAGTAATCATAGACATGCGTTTGTAAGATGTAAGTGTGGTGCTATCTTCACTGATGGAGGAAAATCTTATATTCGTCGCGGCGCAGCTGATCTCAATGACATTATTGATATGAGCGAAAGCTACGAAGAAGAATACGAAAGCAATTGGTAACAGTATGACAACAGTTAAGGTAGATCCAAAACATCCTGATAAATTAGGCCGCGAGCTTAATATGGGCGACTGTGTGGTTTATCCACAGAGTAATACTATGATCATCGGTACTGTAATTAAATTTACACCTAAAATGATCACAGTCAAGGGAGTGGGAACCTATCGTTGGGAAACCCGAAAATATTCATCAGATGTGATTAAGATCGACGGACCCGAAGTCACAATGTATTTGATTAAGAACGCAGGAAAATAAAGGAGATAACAATGAATCCGTGGATCCAAAACGTATCGCTCAGCGATGTTAAAAAAGGTCATCACATTGATGCTGGCATTAATTCCATGCTGATTCAAATTGTTGATCCTGCCATGGAGCATCCTACTCCTAGTTACAAGTTTAAAGAAGTTCATCAGTTTGAGTTTCTTGACCTTGAGCAAAACGATCACAGCATTGATGAAGATTGGAAAGTCAGTGACGCACAAGCAGAGCAACTTGTTGCCTTGTTACAGCGAGCATTTGAAAATCGCATGAACGTTGTTGTTCATTGTGTAGCAGGAGTTTGCCGTAGTGGTGCTGTCTGCGAAGTTGGTGTGATGATGGGCTTTCGTGATACTGAAGTTTTTCGCAGTCCTAATCTATTAGTCAAACACAAGATGATGCGTAAATTAGGTTGGACCTACGATGAAAACGAGCCTCACACTATCAATGGTGTGACTCTTCCTTCGGGCATCGTAGTTCCGTCTAAGGCTATAGATTGGACCAATGACAACGAAAAGGTCTTTACACTTGCGGCAGAACGTCGTGAGCGTAGAAAACAAACAGGAGACATTTAATGTTTTTGCATCGAGAAGATCTAGAAAAAATGTTGGAAATTTTAAAAAAGTTTCCCGAGGTTGATGTAGTAGAAGTAGAACAGGACTCTGGTTCAGGTATCGGTAGTCATACTACAATAAAATTAGACACTAACATAAACGGTGTTAATGGCAGATTTGAAACTGTTATTTCCAGTGTAGAGAATTGGTAATCTAATCTGTTGTATTTTTGCCACAGACCCTGTCAGTTTTTAATTGACGGGGTTTTCTTTTGAGTGTATAATATAGGTTAGGAGTGGAAAAATGAAAACATTTGTAACAAGTGACTTGCACTTTGGGCACAAGAATATAATGAAGTTCTGCCCAAGGACTCGTGGTCACTATTCAGACACAGACGAAATGCGTGAGGACATGATCCTTACGTGGAATAACATTGTTGGTATGGAGGATCTTACCTATATCTTAGGCGATGTTGCTTTCTTACCTGCTGTCGATGCTGTAAAAATTATGCGCAGACTTAACGGACGTAAGATCCTCATAGAAGGCAATCACGATCGTAAGCTGTTAAATGATCCAATGTTCCGCAGTTGCTTTGATGAGATACACAAATATCTTTGGATGAACTATGAAGGAACACAGGTCGTAATGTTTCACTATCCTATTTGGGAGTGGGATCAGATGCACAGAGGTTCTGTTCATTTTCACGGACACCTTCACGGTAATCCTAACGGAATGGAAAAGTATCGTGCTCGCGATGTAGGTTGTGATTCTACAGGACAGCTTGTTTGGTTAATGGAAGATGCTATTAAGGACGCTCTCAAGGGCGAGATTCGAGGTCATCATGTCTAAGGTTTATGTTTTAGTCGGAGTGCCCGGCTCAGGAAAAAGTACCTGGGTAGAAAGTCAGCTTTGGACCAACGATTGTGTGTATGTAAGCTCTGACTACTTCATTGACAAAGAAGCTATGCGCCAAGGCAAGACCTATAATGATGTATTCAAAGAATATGTTAATACAGCAATTTCTTTGATGTTGGATAAAGTAATTGTGGCCAGAGAAGAAGGCAAGGACATTATTTGGGATCAAACTTCTGTAAGTGTAAAAAGCCGTAAGAAGAAGTTTTCGATGTTGCCTGACTATGAACACATTGCTGTGGTGTTTGATACTCCAGCAGATGATGAGCTAATGAAGCGATTGTCTAACCGACCTGGAAAGAGTATTCCTAAGGAAGTTGTTGATAGCATGATCAAAACATTTGAGATGCCAACAGAAGAAGAAGGCTACAAAGAAGTTTGGAGAACATAATGTTCAAGGACAAATTAAAAGAATATGTAGAAACGTCTAACCTAGTCAATATGAAAGATTGTGGCGACGGTATCTATGTACTCAAGTACAAGAAGAAAGTGTTCTACGATAACTTGTGGAACGAGTACATTGCCGAATGTCGTGGATCCATTGTGGATAAAGATTTCAACTTGGTTGCTTATCCATTCACAAAGATCTACAACTACGGTATCGAAAAGGAAGCACCAACGGTTGCTGACAATGCTCGTGTTACTGCTTATCGTAAGATAAACGGTTTCATGGTTGCTTGTACTTGGTACAAAGACGATGTGTTGATCAGCACAACTGGCAGCACTGACAGTCCTTATGTTGCCATGGCACGTGAAATGATCGGAGACAAGATAGACCGTTATCGCAAAAGTTGTAAGCATTATGAAGGCCACACATTTATGTTTGAATGCGTTCACAAAGATGACCCGCACATCGTTCCAGAAAAGCCAGGTATGTATTTGTTGGGATTTCGAAAGAACGAATGGTGTAGCCCGATTGAAGCTAATGCTGCAATCTTAATGTTGTTACAAAATGCGTTTCGTACAAATATCGTAGAATCATTTTACACATCCATGGGCCAACTGTTAGAAGAAGTCAAGACTGTTAAACATGAAGGGTTTGTATTCTATACCGATGATGGTGTGAGTGCTAAGATTAAATCACCTTACTACTTGACTTCAAAGTGGGTTGCTCGCAATCCACGTACAGACAAGTTAGTGGATTTGAACAAGGACATCAAGCAGAATCTAGACGAAGAATACTATCCATTAGTGGATGCTATCCGTGCTAACATTGTTGAATATACCGCTATGGACGAACAAGCTCGTTTAGGGTGGGTGCGTAACTATTTGGAGACTGTATGAAGATATCAGCTAACGGAGTAGAAGGACAGTTAATTTGGTGCGGTGACGGAGTCTATAGATTCCGTGTCTATACAGATACGTTTGAATTTACAGACTATGATCTGTTACACAGCGATCTATCTGTGACCATCACTGACCCAGATGCCACCTTCTATTCTGATGACGCTGGTAATAGATTGGATCACAGTCCCGCAACACTAGGAATAAAAACATGAAAGATGAAAGTCATTTACCAGTAGCAGATCAAAGTCTAGTGTTTCGCTTGCGAAAACGAGCGGAGATTCGCAGGCAAATTAAAGATCGTAAATCGGTACAAGAAGGTGCTGCTGATAGAATTGCTGACTTATTAGAAGAAGCAGCCAACAGAATCGAGCATTTAGAATCAAATCAATAAATACGCATATAACTAACCGGAGAAGTAAAATGTTGTTGCGCCTAGGTGACCCAGAGTTTAAAGAAGATTGGCTTAAACTCTTAGAAATGGATCCTGTACATCCATCAATTCCAATCGAAGAACGCACCCAGGGAGGTCGAACTGTATTCGCTTTAGAAAGCGGTGGTGCGCCAATGGCGTTGATCTGTGCCAAATTATCAGATCACATGAACCGTAGTATCCAAGAAATTCTTACTCCAGAGCAACAAAATCTAGTAGCTATGTTTTACACAGTGTTTAGATTGCCAGGTGCCGCAGGAGGTGTGGGAGTAGATATCATTCGTGAAGTAATCGATTATTGTAGAAACAAAGGTATCGAACAACTTTACACGCTGAGTCCAATTCCTACATTAAGAAAAGAATTTTCAGAAGTGCCTACTGAAGAACAGATCAGAGCATATATAGAATTAAGAAAAGATCCAGTAGCTAGGTTTCATTTGGGCAACGGAGCCAAACTTCATTCTATAAATTTTGATGCTGATTCAAGTTCAACAAGGCAAGAAGAAAGTTGGGGCATAATGGTTAATTACAATTATTCGTAATTGTTTTTAACTGCTATAAGAAAAGGCCTTCGGGCCTTTTTTCTTTATTGATTTTTTCTATTAGCTTCATAAAAAAATATTTAGGCAAAATCTATTGATTTTACATATTAATAGGATATATAATACACATATACAATAATACATTGTAATAGTTTTCAACACACACAAGGAGACAATATGAAAACAGTTGGTGATAAATTAGAAAAATTTGCAGTAACAGGCGTTAAGCCAGGACAACCAGAAGATGCATTCTTTGAAATTACAGATGAGTCATTTGCTGGCAAGTGGAAAGTTATCGTTTACTATCCAAAGGACTTCACATTCGTTTGCCCTACAGAAATTGTAGCATATGATAAGTTAGCACAAGACTTTGCTGACCGTGATGCAGTATTGCTCACAGGTTCAACAGACAATGAGTTCTGTAAAGTTAGCTGGCAAACAGCCCACGCTGACCTAAAGAAAATTACTCACACACAATTTGCTGATACGCAGCGTGGTGAGTTGTCATTGATCAACCAGTTGGGTGTATTCTATGCTCCAGCAGGTGCCGCACTTCGCGCAACATTCATCGTTGATCCAGAGAACGTTATCCAACACGTTACCGTCAATAACTTGAACGTTGGTCGTAGCCCAGAAGAAACACTTCGTGTATTAGATGCGCTACAAACTGG